GGTGATATTGTGATTCAGATTGAGAATGCCAAGGGATTGGGCATTGATCTGGAAAAACTGAATGCAGGGCAAGGGGTTTTAATTCCACTGGGACTGTCATTTGAGGTGGTTTCTATTGAAACGATCAAAGGCAAGCTGATTTATACATTAAAAGCATTGGTGAGTTAATGACTACACAAGAGCAGCAAATCATTTATGATCTAATCTTGCAAGCGTGGACGAGGCCAAAATGAGAGACAAGTATTTGATGTGGGGCGCAGCTATCCTAATTTGTGCCATTACTCTGTTTTTTGGTTACGTGGTATGGCAAGACGCTAAAAGTGAAAAAATTTCACTGAATAAATCAGATTGGACTTGCACCAAGACTGAAACGCAAGTGAATAACATTGTCGCAGGGAAAGTCATAGTGCCGCAAATTACTGAGCATTGTGTGCGGTATGAAAGAAATTAACTTTTAAACCAATTACAACCGTCCGAAAGGGCGGTTTTTTTATGGAGCATGAAAATGCCAGTAGAGGAAACACAGGATAAATACTGTTTTCGGCTTGGTGATCTAAACGTCAATCAAGCTGAGGAAGGCAAGAAAAAACGTACCTTCTCAGGCGTGGCATATAGCGGTGAAGTGATTACAGACCATTGGTATTGGGACCGCATTATTTTTGATTTGGACTCTATGCAAATCAAAGGTCGTATTCCCGCATTACTCGATCACTCACCAAGCCAACGTGCAGGTGTCATTAATGAACACAGCATTAATCATCAACAAGGTCTAGTCGTTTCAGGCGACTTAATGAGTAACGAGTTCGGTACTGAAGTTGCTCAAGACTCTGACGATGGTTTTCCGTGGCAAATGTCGGTTCGCATTGAGCCGTCATCTGTAGAAGAAATTCAGGCTGGCGCTTCAGTCACAGTCAATGGAAAAGTTCACCAAGGACCTATCACGGTATTTCGTGGTGGCCGTATTCGTGAGGTGTCTTTCTGTGCTTTGGGTGCAGATGACAACACAAACGCCGTGGCAGCCAGCCATAACCCAACACAATCTAGCAAAGAGGACACAGACGTGGACTTAGAACAAGCGAAAGCGAAAATCCAGGAGCAGGAAAAAACCATTTCTGGTTTGCAGGATCAACTTAATAAGTTTGCTGCAGATAAACGTAATTCAGCTATTGATGCTTTGGCCAAAGACTTGGGCAAGGAATTTACTGCTGAAGAAAAAACCAAATTTGCGGCTATGCCAGATGATGCATTTGATTTGATGGCGGGAACGCTTAAACAGTTTGCAGCATCGACTCAGCAACAACCGCCTGCGGCTCAGCAGCAGCAACAAGCACTAGCAAATCCTGCATTTGCTCACTTGTTCACTCATCAAGCCAATCCGGGGCAGGGTGGTCAGTCTAATCACACTGACACTCACAAATTTACTTCTGGTGCACAAGCATTCGCAGAACAAAACAAGGGGAAATAATTCATGAGCCAGGTTATTCCAAAAATTACGGTTCAGTCTAAAAAGCTGGTCCTAGACAATGAAAAGTTACGTCGTGCCAATGCGAAAGTAACTACTGCAACGGCTTACAAGAAAGGCGACTTACTCACACTTTCAGATGCCAATGTACTTACGCATGCTGTAGATGAAAAAACATGGGATGTAATCTGCGGTCAAGACGTTACTGCTGCAGAAGCCACAATCAAGGCTGCTGATGGTATTGAAATTCCAGTGTATTACGGCGGCGTATTCAACGTTGAAGCAGTGTCACTAGATGGAACTTTGCTCACAACTGCTCAATACGATGCAGCACGCGCCAAAGCAACTAAAAACAAAATTGAACTTTCGAAGGTGTAAATAACATGCCACAGTCTTTTAATATTGAAGGTGCTCCACTTGAACTTCTTGATGTGGGCGAGCTTGCGCTAATCCACTCAAATTACCGTCCAATGGACACTTGGCTTTTAGACAAGCTTTTCCCAAACCGCCCGTTATTTAACCGTGATGATGTGCCTTTGGCTGAAGTGTCTGCCGAACATGATCTTGCACCACTGGTATCACCGCAACAGCCTGGTAAGCCATTTGATACCACGCAATCAGGTGAAGTACGTCATGTTAAGCCGGCTTACTACAAGCCAAAGAATCAGGTCACTCCGGCTGAAACTTTTGAAATTGCCTTGCTTGAGCGCTTACGCACTGCAGGTATCATCTCAACCGGTAACCAGCGATTATCTGAGCAAGAGCAAATGATCATTGCTCAGATCTCGGTAATGAAGCGTAACCATGATGCAATTGATAACTCGGTCCTCATGATGGCTATCGATTTGCTGAAAAATGGTAAATACGCGCTTCACTCAGATGATTATGAATACAACCTGGTGGACTACCGTCGTGATGCTTCTTTGACATTTACGCCTTTAACCAAGTGGAATGAAGCGGGTGCCAAGCCGGTAACGGATATCCGCACCATGCTTGAACGTCAATTGGCGGCTGATGGTGGTGAAGCTAAGCTGTCTGTTATGTCTGGTTTAGTTTGGGCGGCTCTCTGGAGCAATGAAGAATTCAAAAAAGAGTTCATCACGCCGTATGCCGGTATTTCTATTCCAGTGAATCCAAGTTTTGGTGTTAAAGAATCCGCGACTTTCAAAGGTACTTTTGATGGAATCGAATTCTGGGTATATGACGCAACCTACCGCAGCAAAGGTCAGGTGAAGCGCTTTATTCCTAAGGATTACTTCTCACTGATCTCTGATACCAATGGTTCGGTAGCTCACTGTAAGATCAAGAACATGCTGGCCAACGGCGTTGCTCAGCAGTACTTTGACCGTCAATGGTACTGTGAAGATCCAAGCGGCATCATGCTGATGACCGAATCTGCTCCACTGGTTGTACCGTCTAACAAGAATGGTGTCGTTGGTGGTACTGGCTTTATCACCCTATAAGGAGCAAGACATGCCGAAGTACACAGCAAAACAATCCATCGGGCATTTTATGCCAGGTGATGAAATCAGAGGGCTTGAAGCTAAACAACTTCAGGCCCTTTTAGCATCTGGGGCTATTGAAGAATATCAAGAGCCGGAAGAACCTAAGGCAGATGGTACCGCTGCACGTTTAACTGAACTTGAAAAAGCCAATGCTGAGCTAACAGCAGCCAATGAAGCCTTAACTAAAGCCAATCAGACAGCAGTTGCGGACAAGGCTAAAGCCGAGCAAGAAATTGCTGAGCTCAAAGCCAAGGTGGCTGAACTGGAAAAGGTGAAGTCTGCTGCAAAACCTAAAGCAGACTCAAAACCTGCTGACGATGCCAAGTAGGTGATTTATGTATGCGACTGAAGCAGATTTGGTCGCACGATTTGGGGCTTCAATTGAGAACCTGAAATTGATGTATGAAGATGCAGCAAAAGGTTCTCAAGCAATTAGTGATGCAATCCAGGATGCAATGGAGGAGATTAACGGTCATATCGGTGGTCGTTATCCTTTGCCGCTTCCCAATGTGCCGAGCAATTTAAAGCGTATGGCGTGTGATATTGCACGCTACCGCCTTCATTTTGAGCAGCCAACCGATGAGGTGCGAAAACGCTATGAAGATGCAATTGCATTCTTAAAGCGTGTGGCTGATAACAAAGCACATTTGCAGATTCAGTTACCTGAAACAAACCAGATCGTGGATGACCAACCTAAAGGACGACCTTCAACGGCGCCAGTCGGTACTTCATATACCGGTGGTGTATTTGGAGATTCTATCTTGGACCAGATGCCCAGCTTGAAGTGAGGTGCTTATGGCTTTTGCAATAACCATTCAAGCTGATAGTTCACCTATTGAAGCAGTGCTTAAGCAATTAGGTAGCTTTGACTCATTAAAGGCTCAGTTATTTGATGAGATCGGCGCTGGGCTTGTGAATAGTGTTCAGCATCGATTCTTAACGGGTACTGATGTTGATGGTAATCCATGGAAGATTTCATGGCGTGCCAGCATGCAAGGCAGGGATGGTGTCGGGGTCGGTGAAACGCTTCGAAACACTGGCCGCCTGATGAATTCCTACACACACAATGTTCTTTCAAGTGGTGTGGAGGTGGGTACAGATGTTGTGTACGCACCACATCTGCATTACGGCGCAACAATCTTACCTAAGAATGGCCAATACATCACCTTTGCAGTTGGTGGGCAGTATCGAAAGGTTAAGCAATCAGTTCTACCACCACGGACCCAGCTCGGTATTAATGCTGAAGATGAAGTCATGGTTTTAGATATTGTCGGGAGTTTTATAGATGAGCACCTTCTTCGCGGTGCGTGATGAGATTGCGGAAAAGCTGAAAGAAATTCCAGAACTTCTAAAGATCTATACGCCGTTAAACTCAGTCAGCGTAACCGAGATGTCACAAGTCACGCCATCTGCGCATGTCAATTTTGTTCGTATTGACAAGAAAGCTAGTGCAGGTCGTGGAAGTATCAATCAGATCGGTCAGCAATGGGCGGTCACGGTGGCATGTCGTAATGCTCAATCTCAGATGACTGATGGCCGAGCGGTGAGTGATGAAGCTGGGTTGTTAACCGAGAAGGTCATTCAATTACTTTCTGGCTGGCAGCCTCAGGCATCACGAACGGCACTAGAAATGATTTCGGTTCGGGATGGGTATAGTCCAGGCTTTGCATACATCACCATTATTTTTGAATCACAAAAATTCATTTAGGAGCCATCATGGCGAAACAATACAAAGCATTAAAGCCGGTCGGCCGCTTT